GGTTCTGGTAGAAGGGACGCGGAAGAAGACATCAGGAGGTGCCTATGTGGTTGGTATGGACTGTCTTAGGTGGCGCGCTGGTATACTTCTGGGCCATGGGAAACCGTCCCGCTCGCATCGGTATATTTTTAGTCTTTCTTCCCGTGTGCCTGGTGATCATGGACAGAATAACGGGGGCGTTTATTAGCCCAGAAGAAGCACTGATATGCGTTCCTCTGTTGGCGTGGATTTTAAGCGGGATTCCATCTTTCATTCGCAAGAACCGCGCATTCGTAACAGATGAGCCGTTCAATTTAAGGTTGCCCTGAAAGAGACTGAACGCCTTTATTGTTTATGTTCAGCAATCTGTCTCTTAATTCCTTCATCAACATTTGCCGTCCGGTTTCCGCTCGCGCGGCGGCGGCAACGGCTTGTTTTTCGGCGTAACCTTTCGCGACACCAGATATCGCGTTGCCAACCACCGCGCCTGTCAATCCACCACCGCCCGCTACCATATCGGTTAGCGCGCCGACGCCAGTTCCGACCAGCGCATTACCGACGTGTCCGGCAAGTCGCCCCGTGATAGAATTCGTGGCGAGATTCTGGAATGTATTGCTTCCCAACGCTTTCCCCGCCGTCGCGGTAAAATGTTCGCGTTGAAGTTGCTGGCGGATATCCTCAAGTTTCGATAGGGTGTCAGGAGAGAGGCTATCAGCGGGCTTAATGCCATTCGCACGCTGCTGTTTCGCGATATCATCCATCATGGATTGCAGCTTTGGCAACGTAGTCTCGTCCTGCAAATTAGTTAGCTTTCGGCTTTGCAGATACTTCATTTCCGTGACAGGCTTTGCCAATTCAGCATATTTCGCCATATAATCGTTGAAACCAGGGGCGCCTTGCTCAATCGCCCCTCTCAGTGCGTCGCGAACCTGCATGAGTTCCGAAGCCGCCAATCGGCCATCCGCCTTAGTTCCGGCGGCGAGGGGCGTCATTGCGTCACGAATAGCCTTGTCAACGCCATAAAGTTGTTCAGGGTCAGTCGCTTTTGGTAAAATTTCGCCGTCTTTATCAACCAATTTTGTAAGCACATTCCCCAGACTGGATACCACGGCATCACGTTGACCCGCCGGGCTCGCCAGGATGTTATGAATCGTATCAATGACAGGCGTAGGATCAGTTTCAGTCTTGTTCGCAAAAACCGCATCCCGCATCGGTTTTGTTTCAGTTTCTAACCTGTTTGCGAGAGAGCCCGCTACATCCGGATCAACGTCTTCCGGCTTTCCGACAAGGTTTTCTAGCTGTTGGCCAATTTTGGCCTTCCCTGCACTTTCCAGTGTCGTGAAAGGAACCGGCGTGTCAGAATCGCGAACGGCGCGGTAAAGTGTTGCAAGCCCAGAGTTTCCGGTAATGGTTGGAAGGGAACCTTCCGCGCCAGGAATTGGCGTTTTGTTTCCGATGCTGGCGAAATGATTGATGATCTGATCGGCTCGATTGGCAGCATCCGCCGGGGTACGAATTTGTCCTGACATCGGCGGTAATTCTGTTGGTATATGTTCGAATTCGGCTACCTGCGCGGGTGTGAGCCCGTTTGGGATCATTTCCGGTGCCGTCGCGGTTGACGCGGGGGACGGAGCGGGTGGATGAACAACCACATTTGCCTGTGGAACAGTCGCGGGGCCACCGCTCAGCGGATTAGCGGGTTGTGCCACTGGCGCGTACGGTCTCTCGGCATTTAATGGGTTGTCAGTTGCGTTTGGCGGAATTTCCGTGGGGCGTGTTCGCGCCATCGCGTTATCAGCCTCGATCAACTGCTGAATACGCGGTAGAATTGGAACCTCCGCCCCAGGCGGCACAAAACTGGGAGCCGGAAGAGCGGTCGGAGTCGCCAAGGGATTAGGTGCAACCACGGGAGAAGCGGCTGGCGCGGGCGGTAAATTCCGGGCTGTGTAGGCATCGGCTATAGCGCGCCCGGCCCCAGCCGCCGGAGAGGCCATTAAGCCGGGAACAACATTAATCAAAGCCGCCGTGGCAGATGGTGTCACGGTTCCCAACGCAGGGCTAAAAGCAAGATCAGTCGCGCCTTGCGCCAATCCGCGCATCCATCCCGGAATACCTGGACCAATCGCGCCAGTCGCATCATTCCGTGATAGTGGATAAATCGCGGAATTCGTATAACCCGTTGGTGGTGCCAGCGCGTTCGTTATTGTCTGATAGGCTGACGAAAGCGGGTTCGGCGCGGCATTCGGGATGAACTGATCGCCACCAAGCGCATTTTGAGCAACGCGAGGGTCGCCCATGACAGGGGAAACCGGGGCAGGCTGCGCCATGGTGGCCGCAGGGGCAGCAGCGGCCTTCGCGCCCGTCGCGGTCAGAAAATCTTCATCGCTTGGTAAGGCAGGAGTCTCGGCACTCGGATGGATCACCATCGTTTGTACACCGGAAACCGGCGCGGCGCCTCTCTGCCCGGTTGTTTGCGCCAGAAAGTCAGCGTCCGATGGTAGAGTTTCAGACGGCGGGGGCGGGGAAGCCTTTGCTTTCGCGAACATCGCATAATTTGCCGCGACAGATGGCACATAAGCGCCCGTCTCGGCGGGGAGTGGCGTTCCGTTTGCCAGATGGGCGTCCATCCTGTCAGGCCCAGCATTATACGCCGCGACCGCCAACTCTGGGCGTTGATAGCGGTCAAGCATCTGACTGAGATATTTCGCGCCGCCATAGATCGATTGGTAGGGATCGTCGGGATTGGATACACCAAGACCGGATTGCGTTTCCGGCATTATCTGCATCAGCCCAGCCGCTCCGGCGGATGATCGAATCGGACGACCGCTTTTATCGACTGGATTGCCACCGCTTTCCTGCTGCATGACAGACCGCAATAGGTTCGGATCAACGTTCCACTCTCGCGAGGCTTGTTCGATAATTGGATCGTAATCACTGACCGGCATTTGGCGTCCCAATCAATCCCTGGGCTTGTGCCCATCCATAGGACTTTTTAAGCGCGGCTTTGTCTGCTGGGCTCATGCTCTGGAAATAGGTTTGTTTCTGCGCGGGCGAAAGTTGCGCGAACTGGAACGCACGGGGGTCGAGATTCGCCGCTAACCTGGCGGTAAATCCCTGGTAGTCCGTTTTATCTGGATATTGAACTGCGAGTTGCTGTTGGGCGCGGAGATAATCCGTATTGCCGCGAAGTTGACGAATGATGAGATCAGCGCCTTCTGGCGACAATCCGGCATGCGGGTTCGCGGCTTGCGTCACATCGAGACGATGATCGCTTCCCGCTCCCTGAGCATCCGCGATCTGGGCCGCGAGTTTGTCGAAAGACTCGTTTGCCGCGACGGACTTTGGATCGACCCCCAACGCGGGCGCGAGTTGAGGTGCCCAGGAGACAATCGCCCGTTTGAAGTCGAGTGTCTTATTGACACCAGTCCCAGAAGCGAACTGCGCCAGATCGTTTTGCATATTGCTGAGAATGGCGTTTTGCTGAACGGCCTGATTCCCTCGATCTGTAACACCTTGGAATGCGACCTGGCTTTGTGGGCCTTTCGTGGTAAGAGCGGCTTGTGTCGCCGGGTCCAGAGCGCCAATAACGGGCACCGGTGTCCGATTGGGGTTGAGTAAAGCCGGGGGCAACCGCCCCGTTCCCATGGGGCTTGGACCAGACGCTCCGGGCGCGGGATTGACCAGACTCCCGGCCCCTTGCTGTTGAAGCCGTTGGGCCAGCGTTTCGTTGATGATCGTGCCGGGAGGGACACCTAACGCCACGGCTTCTTGCGCTGTAACGGGACGACCAACCTGAGAAGCGGATTCCGAAGGAGAAAGACCAACCGGCACCGCGCCGCCGTGCGCCTGGAATGTACCAAAACCGGGAGCGCCAGGGCCGGGAGTAATGCCCGTCTGAATAAAAGGTCCCTGATTGATTTGCGTCGGCGTCCCCGTCACGGCTGCGACGGAATTCTCCGGACTCTTCATCGCCTGAGACGTGATCAAGGACCTAATCGCCTGATCAAATGCAGGGCCGTCACCCATCGGGGCCATGGAATTGAGAGCCCCCAGGAAGCCACCCGTAGGCACCCCACGGGCCTCCACGCCGCCGAGCGCATCGGTAAGCGCTTTGTGTGTGATGCTGCCCGCGGGCTGCGCCAGAAGCGGCGTGAGGCTCTGATTGACAGCCTGATTGATCTGTTGCGACAGATTGACCGCGCCGCCTTGAACCGCCTGCCCTTGTAACGCTTGCTGGCCAGGGAATAGTTTTAATTGATTTAAGGCGTTCGCGGCATTGGCGAAATTACCAATCTGGGCAATCGGATCGGGGGGCGGAGGCGCTTTCGCCTGCAAAGGGATACTCGCATTGATGCCGCCAGTCTCAGACATTCGACACTCCCGGCGTCATCGATGCTGGCGGGGGCGCCACGCTTTGCAGAGGCGCCCCCGCCGGAGCGTTTTGCGGCGCCTGCGAGGGTTGCTGAGACTTCTGGATGATCGCTGCCTTCATATGCACCTGAGCAGCCAGATTCGCCGCGTAGAGAGTTTTGAGCCATCCCTGAAGTTTGTCGGGATCAGGCGGCATTCCGGAGATAAACTTAACGGCCTCATCTGGACTGACCTCGCCGTCCGCCGCTGCCTGAGCCGCCGCCTTGATCACATCCTTGGATTTGACGTTCGGATTCCCGGCCAGTTCGCCAAGACGTGGAAGGATATATTCTATGGATTTCGATTTTTGGATGACATCAGAATACGGCAACGAATTGACGTGCTGCCAAACACGGGCATGATGCAGCATGAGATCGTTTGCCGCGATCTTTTGGGGACGGTCAGAGGTGAGAGGGTTGGGGGATGGCATTTAATAATACCCGCTTGAAGCAGCGTTTCCAACGCCCACATTACCACCCAGCAACTGACTATATAGCGCATAATTCAGCGGCGCGTTCGCAACCGAGGAAAGCCCCGATGTCAATGCGTTTGCCGCCCCCACTGTCCCGGCTGCTGAAGCATTCGCGCCGCCCACCGCGAAAGCATTCGCGTTCTGCGTGGCCTGGAGGCCCTGCTGGCCAACCTGAAGTCCTGCCTGCTGGCCGGAATTAACGAGGGATTGAAGGGGTGTCAGCACGTTTGAGAGATTTTGCTGATAAATTCCCTGCTGAGTCGTAAGGGTGTTATTTGCAAGCCCGGTCGCATAAGCGGCGGCACCCTTAAGGGCATTACCGGAGACCCCATTTCCCGTCGCGGAATTTGCATTCTGTGTCGCCTGCAATCCCTGTTCAAGATCGAATTGATAACCCGGCGTTGCTTCAAGTTGCGCCTGAGTGGGTTGAAACGTGAGACCCGGTATCCCGTTAGCCGTCAGAGGATTATTCGATGCCGGACCCGCGCTACCACCGGGCCCGGTTGTGTTGGGCAAACCAAGCCCGCTTTCCAGGCTTCCAAGCGCGGTTGAACCGGCCTGGACGAAAGGCGCTTCCGTCTGTTGCGTTTGCTCAAACTGGGCTTGTGCGGCGGCCGTGGCATTATTGGCGGCGGCGGCCTGAGTGGAGGCAGCAGACTTCGACGCACTGGATGAGATCAGCGCACCGCCAATCGCGCCAACGGCGCCGACCCCTGCTGCTACCGCTGCCCCGATTCCCATCTCAATGCACCGTCATGTTGAGTTTGAACATCTGCCCAAAATTTTCAGCACCCAACCGGCGATATAGAACATCCAATCGAGGGCCATCGCCGCGCGTTCCAGCAATCCAGAAAGCCTCGTCTACGCCACGTTTCCGGAGCGCCGCGAGAGAGGCCCGCTGTAGCTTCATCCCAAGACCAGGAACATCGCGAGATGCAAAAAAGGTCGTGTGTATCGCCGTTGTGATCGCTTCGGACTCCATTGAAGGATTAACAAGGGCCATGAGGTATCCGAACATCCGTCCATTTGATCGGGCCGTCGTGATCTGCATAACCCCCGCATCGTATAAATGCCGCATCATCGGGACGTTCTTGTTGAGATAAGCCCCTGGCTCTTCTCCTACCAAGACCAGATGTTCGTCAAACAAATGGCGGCCATCCTGGAAAAACGTCTCGAATGATTCCTGCTGAATGGTCATTCCTTCAATATCATACGTTCTTGGTCTCATATCCGCGAGAATGCGATGTTTTGCTATCGATGCGATTTTTGTTAGTTGAGGCTGATTCGCATGATAATAGCGAAGACACGCGCCAAAGTTCATTTGAATGTTCAACGGAACCATGACCGCGTACCATTCAGGATTGAGCGGGGCGCCCAGGCAATGCTCAAAAACCGTGGCGCAAACACTCTCTGTCATCAGATCAGAGAAAGTCACAGATAACACATTGGGCACGCGCCGTTCGATCTGATCAAGTTTACGGTCAAGGTGCCGGAGGTTGGTGGCAACGGATGTAGGATCGAAGCGGAGCCCAAGCCGCGCCATGCTGTCCACGACCTCGTCAACTGGCCTCCGCACCACGACCGTCTTAATACCTGGCTGCATATTCTGAACCAAACGCCACCATGGCGCGGCGGCAGTTTCCACGGTCCCGGTAAAGTCCTGAGAGAACCAGGATTTTATATCGTCCATTGACCGCGCGTGTCTGATCTCATCGTGGCCGCAATGCCATTGGCCGAATGACAGAAAACGCGAGAGCCAAAAAGTGCGGGACCTCGGCAGACCGTAGACGATAAACTGGGTCATACCCCAGCCACCGGGTTCCACGTCCCGCCACCTTGACTGACGTATAAGGTCGATCCCACGCCGCCTCCAACACGGGAGTAAAGAGAGCCTCGCGGCATTGTCGATGAAGGAACGCCGCCACCTGTAGACCAGGTAGGACCCGCGGATGTTCCGACCGCGTATTCTGGCGAGGTTGCTACCCCCGTGAATGTGGGAGACGCGATCGGTGCCAATAGCGCCTCCGCGGCCTCGGCGCGGGCAGTCTCAGCAACAACATCGGTAATCGCGGTATTCGCGGTCGTTTGCGCCGTCGTGGCATCTGTCAACGCGGTGTTTGCTGTTCCTTGAGCGGCGGCCGCGTTGGTCAACGCGGTGTTTGCTGTTCCTTGAGCGGCGGCCGCGTTGGTCAACGCTTCATTGGCGACAGCCGCGACATCCGCGGTTCCGATCCCCAAAGGACCGCCGGTCCTGATCAGGAACCCCTGGAACATATACCAGAACGATGTGGTTGGAGTACCCGTCGCGGGATCGACCACGGGGACTTGTCCGTGGGGAAAGTTGATCGCGAGGGGGTTCAGGGCCATCGTTAATGCGGCTTTTCGGAAGATTCAGGAGCAACGGATTTTGGCGCCCGGTCCTGGATCGCCTTCGACACCGCCGGACACTGCCCATGATCGGCGATGACGCCATTTTGCGGGACCTGCACCGATACGCAGGTCTCAATCCCGGTGATCAGCGCGGCGACCTGATCATGCGGAAGAGTGCCGAGGAACTGGCGCAGTTTCACGACAAGATCGGTCGGCAATTCAACCGTTGGCGGCGGTTCGGCCAGGGCCAGCGAGGGCCAGAGGGCGGCGAGAAGGAGGATACGTTTCATGGGTCCTCAAAAAGTCGGAATGTAGCGGATATTTGTTCCATCACTGATCACAAGCCATTCCTGCACGGTCGAATGCGCTCCAGGAGGACCGATGTTGGTAAGCGAAAGAGCCGTTGATCCATTAGCGGCAAACGCGCCCGACGCAACGATGTTACCACCAAGCGCCACCCCCGCATTATTGATGCCAAAAATGATCGTGCCAGCAAGATTCTTCGAGGCAAGCGTGTATGTCCCAGCGGCATTATCGGTCCCCTGAATCCCAATGACCGAACCAAGCGCGGAAGGCTGAACCACGACCTGACCAAATCCAAGTGACACCTGACCGTTATCCGCGACTGCGAACAACGTCGAAGTGGCAGCATTTTTCATAAAGGTTACCCAGGAACTGCCAAGATTATCAGGCCCAGAGATACTGAGGTTCGTGTTGCTGTAACCTGCCGCACCGAGACCACCGATCAACACCTGACCGATAGTCGATATGGTCCCATTGGGATCGGCGTTTCGGATCGCGTAGTAGTTCGTCGGTTTTGTTCCGGCCCCAATCATGGCCTCGATGTCGATGGCGGCCCATGTGCCAATCGAGGCGGCCGTAGTGTTGCTGTTCGTCAGGCCAAATTTCGCGCCGTAAATAGTCCCGGCTGTTCCGGCCGTGTCGTTCGTGAAAACGCCGAGATACCCTGCAAATTGCCCGCTAATATTGCCTTTATTGAACATTGACGCTTCGTATGTTTCCAGCCCGGCAACCGTCGCACCAGCATTAAACTGCATATAGGCATGGAAAGCGTTGATTTCTCCGTTAGCGGTCCCTGGACCATTGACCGTAACGAAAGAATCGGCATTTTCCCAAATGGTTGATGATGTGCTGCCATAACTCAGCGTCGTGAAAAACATATTCTGGCGCGGGTTTGCCGAAAGTGTCGATGGATCGGCGCTGCTCGCGGACTGGAACTGGTAGGGACTTCCGCTTGTGGTTCCATTCCCGACCAATAACGCACTTAAAGCCCCGCCAGTAATGTTAAGATTGGTCCGGGCAGCCGCCTGCGCGGCAGTCCCATTCGCGGCGATTTCCGCCAGATTGTTTTGCGCCTGAAGCGGCCCCACGACCTGGGCCGCCGCACTCCACGACATCAACAAGAAGACGGCAAAAAATCGCATCATCGCGCATATACCTGAGTTGTGGAGCACAGCACGAAAGTCGCCGAGCCTCCTGGGAGAATGATGGCAGCCGCGTTGGTTGCAAATGAATTTATCACGCCGCCCGTAGGAGGATAGATCGACAGATTATTGGCCCCGGCATTCCAGACCTCATAAATACTCCTTACCGCGGCCCCGGCTGGGATTGCTCCCCCCGTTCCAGATGCCACCGTCGTAAAGACGCTGAGCCCCGGTGTTAACTGAAAAGCGGTGCCTTGGGAGTTCCCGGCCGCCGTCAAGTTCACCATGGCACCCTGATAAACCCCGGCCGCGATCTGAGCCAAACTGGCCTGCCGTGTGGTCGCTGTGCCTGGCACACCCGGCGTGCCGCCCTGGTCAAGAGCGATCACATCCGCGCCATTGGCGGTCGATGCAGGAGGAAGCCCGTCGATATAGGGCATCAGTTCCTCATCGGGATGGGCTCGGGGTCGAGAAACGCCCCATTTATCGCGATCTTACCGGGAATCGTGCCATAGACCTCAAACACCCTGTCTCGCGCCCGCCCAAGGCGCTTCCAGGCGGGTTGCGCGAGATAGTGACCGGTAGCCCCGAGTGTTTGAGGAACGGGCTGGCCCCATGTCCGGCCGCGCGTATCGCTCCATCTGAGGTTGACCAGAGGTTGCGCGTTAACCCCCGCAGGCACCGGACCAGCGAGAATCGCATCTTCAACTGGCCCGGCATCTACCGTTTGGATCAATGGTGCCGGGTCCGTAAAAACAGGGAATGGCCCCGCTACAGACACGGTATCAGACGATGTAGCGGCTTCAACATCCAGGGTGAAGCCACAATAAATCACCTGATGACCATCCTTCATCATATGCGGATATCCGCGCCGAAACTGCATCGGCGCACCATTATCGGTATGGTTGTTCAGATCGAAGGCATACAATTCCCCAGTCTGCCAGTCCGCGCAAACATTTTTTCCATAGGCCCAGGCGGCACAGTTAGCGCGATGCCGGTTGTCGTTGCCGTTGGTATCCGTCCATACAGCCTCATGCCAAAGCGTCGGGGTTCGTTCGTCCCAACGCCAGGTCTTGTTCGCCGTTGGGAAGGTGATCTGGTAAAAAGTGTGTCCGTTCATCGTGAAACAAAGACCAATGGCATCTGAGACCGTAGGATAGGACGCAAACTCATTTTCCATCGCGGCATTGCTAATCGGCTTCACCTCGAACCCCTCGCCCCTCACGATAGTAAAGGTCCCGGCTTGATCCTGCGAGAGCCAGAAGATGGCGCCGTCAACCTGGGCTACGCTGTATTTCGCGATGCATCCATGCTGAATGAACGGTCCTGGCATGATCTGGAACGGAAAGTTTGGAGCTCCTGCATTAAACCATATTTCCGAGGTGCGCTCACCCAGGAGCCAAATTGTCCGCCGCGTCACGATCACCGCGACAAGATTATCCGAATACCCGTTCTTTTCAGCGAAATAGGTTGAATCGAACACAACCTCGTTGTCATACGTCGAATAGAACGTCTGCGTTCCCGGGTAGTTCAGCAAAATGAAACCATCCAATATATCCACACGATCCGCGCCATAGAACGCATAAACGGCAGGACCTGGCGGCGAATTGTTCGTTATATTGATTGGCGTCATCGCATGACTGGCAAGGTTGATCTCGTATCCATTCGCGGACCCATCGACCAAAACGATATTTGATCCATTGTCCACCATACTGACAGGATTTACGGACGTTCCGATTGTGCCAAGAGAGGTCAGCACCCATGACGGAGAGACGTAATAGACTGTATTCCCGCACACATAAAAAAGCGCACCTGAGTTCGCCCAATAAAGCCCGCGTCCTTGCCCGGAAGTAGCCGGATACGCCAAATGCGTTAGCCCAGGAACATTGTAATAGGTGAACGGAACTTCTGAGTCAGGCGGGTTTTTTTCAGCGAAAAGGTTGACGCATCTCTGCGCCGAAGAAATTACACTTCTTGCCGTATAGGCGCCGCTTGTAAGGGGAATCCGCATCAGACTTACGAGCTAACGCCGCCCTCGGGACCGGAGACATAGGCACCGCTCGCCGTCGCGGTAAAGAAGCATCGATGGGTATTCGTCAACGTAACGCCCGTGGTCCCCGCCGTTCCGTCAATCGTATCGCCGCCCGAACCGTAAATATGGACCGCCGCCGTGCCAGTGTTAATAAGAAAAAGCGGAAGACCGGGAACATTCGTGGACAACGGCAACGCAGCCCCCGTGGTGGACGCGGCGGCTCCGAGATTTGTCACAACGGAACCAATAAGCGGCGCGGTCGCCAGATTAGAACCCGCCGGGGTGATGCTGGCGAAGTTTGTCAAAGCGAAACCTGTTGAGGACGTTACAACGGTTCCTCCGTTGATCGCATTCGCGAGGCTGACCTGTGTGCCGCCTGGAGGGGTGATAAGAACGGTGGCAGCGGGGACTTGCTGAAACGTGGGTCCGCTGACGAGAAGGCTATCGGGTGTTGCCATTGGAGTGCTCCTTGGTCTAGGTCAGTATGTTTGGTCGCTAAACACATTATAAAGCGCGGGTCTCGACAATCCGGCTGGCATCCTCAATCGAGGAATTTGCGTGTTCGCGCTTTCTATCGCCGCCAGTGATGCCTTGGCGAGATTTCTGGTGTCATCGGTAATGGACGCTCCTGGGTAAATAGCCCCCAGACGTAACGCTAGATTAGACCACAGAGTTTCAAAAAACTCAGGCGGCAGGTTTATGGATTGAACAGGAGAAGAAAACGCCCTTATTGTGTCCATCGTCGTGATGTGGAGTTCGTAAATACTGGCCTGCGGAACCGGCCAGGGATACACGAACCCAGTCGGAAATGCCGCATCGTAAAATATGTAGGTGGGCCAGCTTATCAGCGTTTTCAGAGCGATTTGATTGTAGTCTTCGCGCGACTGAAGAATCTCCAACGGATAATCAACCGTCTGCGGTTCATCGCTTGGGTATTGGCGGAAAAACGCTGCCTCAAGACGTGGCGGTCTAGGGATATTGAAATTTCCACCCGGTCCCACCGTGTAAGAGAGGGAACCAGTGGAAACATAAGCCGTGTCGATCAGATGCCATATTAGCCAACGGCGCCGATTCCATACCCCGATCATCGCATTCAGAGCGGCGAACACATCGGAGTTATCTTCCGCCAGTGTAGATTGCCCCACACCCAGGATGCCCGCCGCTTTCAAGGAGAAAGTGACGATATCCTGGGGTGTGACAAGATTGTTGGCGGTCATGCGGCCTCGGCCACCCGCATATGGATATGTCCGGCTTCATCCGCGAAAAAAGGGATACCCATTTTCTTGAACCGTTTCGCGGTTCGGTCATCCGCGATGGTCGCGTATGTCTTCCCAGGTTGGCAGTTTTCAAGATTGTAAAGCATTAGGCGCACGGTTCCACGCCGGAGTGGCAACGCGACATCAGAAACGTATTCGCCCATCCAGAGCGTGAAGAACTCCTTGCCGTCTTTGCCGGTGCCGACAAGGCCGTCTTTGCCCTGCATTTTGGCGTGCCGCCATGTGAACTGGGGATTGGCGGCAATGATATCATCAGCGGTCATGTGTTATTCAGGCGCCATCAGCGGGACGGGTTCATGCGGCTGGACTACCGGATCAGGTGGAACAACCATCCCGGAAAAGACGGGTGCGGGTTCAACGTATGGCGGCGTCGGCGGAGCCGCTTCCACTCTCGCGAATTCGGATGTTGGCTCCGGTTCGACCTCCGCGAGTGGCTCAGTGCCAGCAGGCGGACGCCCCCCAAGGAAAGCCCGCATGTCGGCCCTTACCTTGGCGCCCTCAGTGTGCCTTCCGAGTTCAATCTCCCGTGCGGCAGCGGTGGCCGCATCATCGCTTTCCCACCGCGCTTTCAACTCAGCAATGGCGGTCTCGGCGTCCCGTTCAGCGATTTCCAGGAGCGCCAGCCGATCTTCGTTCATGCCACTTTCTCCGGTGCGGTAGCCTTCTCCAGTTCTTCCCGGAGACGTGGAGCGCCCCACCGGTTATCTGGCTTGATATCGAGCGCCAGCAGTTGTGCCCGCAATTCCTCGACATCATCCGGCTGTGGCGTAAGTTGCGCCTTGAGATCGTCGATCTCCTTACGGAGCCTCTGCATCTCGCGAAGGTCTTCAAGCTCCTTCCGCATCGCCGCCATCTGATCGACAGGATCGGGCGCATCGACCTTTTCGCCCAATTCACGCCGCAGCCGTGTTGCCGACCAATTCAGATCGACGGTGATGCCATGGATACGGCATTTCGCGATCAACGCCTGACGTTCATCTTCGACCTGGTCGCGGGTCTTGCCGCCGGAAAGCACGCGCTCTTCTTCTTCTTCGGAATGAACGATCACATCGCGAAAGATTTCCTCATCGACGGTCCAGGAGCGGGTGCTTCCTTTGATGGTTTCCGTTTCGTAGTGCCGCTCCTGGATACCCTCGGAGATTCGCAACATCTTTGGGTATTCTTGGAACTGATAGGCCCCGCGGCGGTGCATTTCGCCGGTTTCCTGCTTCTTGGCGATAGCACGTGCCAGCACGCCGCCGCGTTCCAGGAACTGGGTCTGGGCGAGTTCGGTTTCGATTGACATCGGTTACTCCTGACTGTTAAGTGAGAAAGAAGGGATCGCCGCCGCGATTAGGTAGGCCGTTAACCTTGGGCGCACAGGGCCAAAGCCAGTCCATCGCAGCGGCGACCCCATTTCTCAAAGGGCATCTGCGACGACTGTCGCCCATTCCGGCCTTATCCAAAGCGCACCCCAAACCACGTCAAGCCGGGTTCCCGTCTGATCAGTCCCAATCACATATTGAGTGACCATCCGCATCGACACACCGTCAAACTCATGGCGGGCGGCATCAACCTTAGGCGGGATTTCCAGATCGGCCGTCGCCATCGTAATCGCCTCGGGGACAAAGACGATGTTCTTCCGGTAGGTGGTGTTGGCCGGCCCTTGCAACGTGATCGTGGCCGAGTTCGCCGGGCTGATATCGGTCGTCTGGTATTGGACCTGGGCACCCCCAACGCCCCCAGGGATCAACGCCGGATAGATCGTGATGGAGGTCCCGCTTGACGCCACCGCATTCACCACCACGAACTGCCGAAGCTGCCCGTAGGATTTCTTGGTGATACGGTTGACCCCATTCACGCTGGCGAACGTGATGATATCGCCCGCCGCCAAAGTGCCGGTGATCGCGTTGACGGTGATCACGCTGCCGGTCTGCCCGGCGCCAGAAACAGTCCCGGCCGTGAAGGTGCCGGAAGTGTGCTGGATGACGGTTTGATCGCTCAGCCAATCGAGGCCAAGCGCGTTCTTCATCCCACCTGAACGATACTGTTCGCTGATTTCAGTAGCGGGATTGAAGAGCCCAGCCAACGCTCCGGCGGTTCGGGCATCGGTGTACGGGTTGATCACGATCCGATGGTTAAGCACGGGCGCCGACTGCGTAGCCAGGATGGCGTTCGCGGTCAGGAACGTGTTGATCGACGGGGTGATGATCACGCCAGCGGCTTCGTTGTCGATGTAGTTGCAGACGCCGCCCTCGGCACCCGCCATCACACCGACCGCGACATCGCCAGCGAGGTTGTTCACCGCCGGGGCGATATAGCGTTCCGCGAAGTCATCAATGGACAGCGTGAGATCGATGGACGGGAACGTCATATCCACGCCGTCCTGCGTCGCCATCGTCAGGGTCGTGAACTGTTCGCTCACATCCTGGAACGATGCCGCCGCGCCATGCCGCACGGTGAAATCGACGGGCAGACGGATACGCAACTGACTGCCGATCTTGGCGCCCTCGCGGGCGTATTGGTCGTCGTACTGTGTCTTTCTGTTCGTTCAAGATCGCTATCCTTGAACCGCCAAGGCTGCTGCAACTTTCATTGCAGAACAGATCATATCATCACCCCGTATCGGGGGCTGCGCGCTTCGGGCCGCTTGGCCCTACTCCCTTGCGGGATGATCGTTGAACCTTACCCACTTGCGAGGGTCTTGGCTGCTGATTGCCCAATCCATTGTGCTTTTTGACCTTCGCGCCTGCTCTTTCGGGCTACGCTGTGGCGACAATGGCTCTAAGGGTGTCCCAGTCAATTCACGCAGTTTATTCTCGACCGTACATGTTAATCGAGGTTGCGCATAAACGCATTCGTATTTTTCCACAGTCTGACGGCCAGCCTTGTGATCATGTTGATCGTAAGCAGGCTGTTGGCCACTTTATTCTACTCCAAACGAATGCACGAGCCGAAGCTACAAGTGCTGGACAAACAAAAATCCATCTCACTCCCTAAGAGGTCTTGACGGAGGTCTGATTTGCCACTCGCGTTGGAGTTGTATCGTTAGCCACGCAACGTAGTGGTAGGCTATTCGCACATTTAAGGCCCGGCGGCCCTTACCGCTTAACTTAGAAACCGAACGTCACCGCCCCGGCCTCCGTCCCAACAACTTCCTCCCCAGGTCCGACTTCTCGAAAATCGCGTTCCATTCTGCCATGGAAAGATTATCGTCGAAGATCGTGGGCTCCGGCAGCACCGCCGCGACCTGAAGCGGAACGGCGGGACGAGGCGCGGCAGACGATGGCGGCGTTTTGATCGGCGGGGGCGGCTGAGACATTTTTGCGTCCATTCGGCCAATCGCCGCCGCCATCGCAGTCGGGGTTTTGGCAAGGAGTTCGACAAGACCGTCGGCGTCGTCTGCCAAGGCGGCGAAGACTTTCTCGGGCGCTTCAGTTTCGGCAAGCGCCTGAAGAAATGTTTGGTTCGCCGTGGCACCGAGCGCCGTCATGGTTGCCTTGGCGGATTCCCATGTTTCCGCGCCCAATGCCTCCTTGCCCTTACTGTCGATCTGCCCTAGCCGCGAGTTCAACTGTCGTTGCGCGATGACCTGAGCGATGCGGGCTTCATCGTCAACCACCGGGGGCGGTGGCGCCTGATCGGTTGGCGCTTTGTTTGCATTGAGCAACGCCTCGGCGGCTTCAGCGCGGCGTTCAGCGGCGGCTCTTGCCTCTGATTCAGCCGCGAGCCGGGCTGTTACCTGAGCAAACCGGCGGTCACCTTGTTTGGGCTTAGGAGGCGGTGGCGTGTCACCGGGTTGATCGGCGTCGGGGACGGCCTTGGTGTCGTCTGGTGCCGCGTCTTGCGTTTGGGGAGTATCAACTACCGTTTGATCGGCCGGGGCCACTGCAACGTCTTGTGGCGCGTCCTGGGGGGTATCCGTCAGTGTATCGCTCATGGTGCCTCTCGGTTAGTCGCACGGGGAACCGCCCCGGACGGGTAAAGATCGCACGTCTCATCATTTGTCCAACTGCCCACGACAAATTCACGAGGCCGAGGAGGTTCCAATTTTGTTCTGGTCACCCAGGCCGCGAAACGGACGAGCCAATGATAGCGGGTTACACCCGCGAAGGTGATGACATCCCCAGCGGTTAAAGCGCCGGTCATAGTTGTAATTTTGATCAATGGATTAACCATCTCATCTCAATGCAAGCTACTCGGAAACGTCGCCTCTTCCGGCGCGACAAAACGCTTCGCCCGGAGGTCGTTATCCAGCAACAGAGCCTCGTATATCTCCTGTTTCATGTGCTCGGAAACCACGTCTTCCGGCTGTCCGAGCATGGAAACCAGTGTCTTGCGGGCATCTTCCAAAAGCCGAGGCGCGACCCGTTCCACGAACACCTTGCGGGCCTGTTTTTCGGTTACCGCACCGTCAGCGCGCATCTTGCGATACCAAGCATTATCCTGGGCATAGAGTTCGAACATGGCCTCGGCCATCTCGATCGCGGTCTTCGCGACAAGCCTGTGCGCGTTAAGACCGGGACCAAACGGGAGCGAATCGACGAGGCGCTTCGTGCGGATATGGGGCGCGCGCCGCTTCATCTCGCCATTCTCCGATCCTCTGGATTTGGAAACGCATACGCCCTTCGATCCCGTTCCGGCAACCTTTCCCAGTCACGGACAAACCCGGCGCACATATCGTGCAACTTTTCCCATGTGGGGGCGCCGCGTTGTGCGATGAAACCGTTCGGATCGGGAGCCGCACTCATACGATCGTGCCAGTCGGCGTCCTGGAAACTGGTAGGGTAGCGTTTCACTTCTTCTTCGCCCCCTTGTGCCCGATCTCGATCTTCGGATGCCGCCTGGCGTTTTTCGCGGCGCCGGTCCTCTTGTCCGGTTCGCGATCATCGGGCTTCTTCCCCTTGATACCGCGCTTCTCAGGTTTCATGGCGCCATCCCTCCTGGACTCGCGGCCTGTTGTCCAACATCCGGCACCCTGATCGGCAATTCACCGGAACCGTCGCCAGACGCGGGATCGGCATCCCGTTGCACGCCTTGCACAAGGTTTCCAATAACTGGCCCCAAATTGTCCTGCAACGCCTGCCGCATGGTCTCATGGATCAGTTTCTGCAACTCCTGGGCATCCATCGGCAGCATCTTCTGCATCGCACTGAGGCGGCGTGTATCGGCGTCAAACGCCTTGACGGTGTTTTCCGTGTCGTAATCCTTGGCCTTCAACCGCTCCTCAGATAACGCCTGCATAGCCTCTCCAAGAAGCCTATTTTGGTTCTGTAGCTGCTTCTGAAGCCCCGTAATCGCCTGTTGCGCCTCCGGTGGCAGCCCGGGTTTCAGCCGTTCCGCGATCTGATCCGCCAGTGGGAAGTCGGCCACCTTGAACAACAGGTCTCCAATACGATCAATTAGCTGCGGTGCCTGCGTCAGAATTTGCACGATCGCATTGAACGCTTCCTGCCGTTGCGTGGCATAGTCAGGCCCCACATCGGAAACGACTTCATACCTTCCTACAGCGGGGTTCAGGATCGCCGCCGCGCCATCGGCCGTTCGCTGATGCGCCACCATAGCTTCAGGATCGATTTGAACGTGTGATTCGGTTCCGTCTTCCCCGATAATCCGCAACACGCGAGGCGTGTCATAAATCACCGGTATCCATTCCTTGATGATCTCGCCTTGCCGCCTGATTGCCAGAGCCTGATTATCGATAAAATGATAGGTAGCGCGGTCGCCTTGTCTCTGCCGTTCGTTGATCGCCTTCCCCGACCTTTCATTCCCAGGAGCGCCAAGTTCCGCCTCATATTGGCCGCTGGCCGATAGCATGAACTGCCTCGCCATGGTGACACCTTCAAGATAGGCGGGAGCACTCACGGGAGGCTGTTGGCGTTGAGGGGAGGGGATATCCTTTCCGTTTTCATCAACGTGTATCCAAGGCAGAAACGCCGGATTTTCCGTGTTGGCGTTTGCCCAATAAGACATATAGGTGCCTATGGCCGCCGCCGCGATCAACCATGGTGTCTTACTTTGTAGCGCGCCAAACTCCACGGAAGCAGACCAGTTATAATTCTCCATCTGCTGCGCGCTCAGCATGCAACGGGTGTGGCCCTTACGATCAAGACGCTGATCTATGACCGTAACCTCTCCGACCCATGGAATGATCGGCACGGATGTCCCTGGGATATCGGTCTCATCAACAATGATGTCGCCAACAATCAGATACCACTTAACAGACTTCCGCACGATAGGGCGGCGCTTTAGTTTTGAACCTCGTGCCTTGGCCTCTTCTTCCCACCTCTTCAATAAGTTCGCCGGGGTTTGACTACGGAATATCACGTTCCCTTCGTCATCTCCTAGCAACTCATCCCGATCTTCGGTGACCTCGTAATACTCCGCCTCGCGGATATGATCTTCTCTGATCCAACCGCTGTCTTGACCGTCAACCGCGTTTGCCGTGGCCCCACGATTGCGTAGGCGCTTATATTTTTCCTCCATTTCGTCTCTGGGTCTATCCGCGAAGATAAATCCGAAACGGGCGTCAGAACCGTCAGGTTGAACTGAATCAGGATCAAGCGCGACGGCAAGAGGATTGGGACAACCATCAATCCATATATCCTGATCAAAGGATTTCTGATCGATAAACTTAGACCGGATAATGGTGTAGCCGAGACCTGCCTGGACCTGAAAACTAATCGCTTGCCCCTGCGCCATCTGTCCGTTGCTAAGGTTTTGGATGTGGCGATAAATGCCTTCCATAGCCTCGGCGCTTTCAGGGGAGGCGCCGTCGCCGACAGGTCTGTATCGGACGCTGGCTTTGTTCTGTTTGGCCTCATTGATAATGTGAAGATTGTGCTGGCGTGTCTCATTGACTGTAAGAGTGGGGCGATCCCCCCGGGTCTGATAGATCGCGTCAGGCCACTGAAAGTTGTTGTAAGCATCGCCATTAGCGAACTTGTAGTCGCTCAGCCAATGTTCTCCGGCCTCTTTCTCCCACGCCTGCCACTTCTTGAAGCGGCGGTGCGCGCGACGCACGATAGCGGCTTCTTCGGTTTCGCCTTCCGTTTCAATCTCTGTGTCTGGTCCGTCAATGGATAGCGACATAGACTAAGGCGCGCACAAAATTTTTTCGAAGATCATGTTAGAGTGGCATTCGGTCACCGCTTCTTAATCTCGCGACGTTTGTCCCGTTCCTTCTTCGGCGGTTCGCGCCCAGCAACCTTTTTCAGGTCCGTGGCCAGCACGCGAACGTCATCCATGAGTTTCGGGTCTTTACGAATCTGTTCCGCGCGAACCAGCGTGCGCATCGCATCTTCGACCTCATACCGGCGGCGGTCTTTCGCTTCAGCCTGAGCGGCAACAGGAACACGCGCCATCACCGTTTCTCCTTCTCTCTGCCGGGCGACCGGGTATTATCGCGGCCCCGGGGGATTTCCGTTGAAAGCGGCGAACGGGTGTCGATGTTCTCCCGCCGCACCGTCCCGGGATCGACGCGCCGTTCGTCCAGAGAACGCAACGGCGGCTGCGAGAAGTTGCCCGTTGGTTTGGGGTCGCTGATGTTGTGGTTCATATCATCTTCCCTGAACCGAGATGTTCCACCGCTACGCCTTGCCAGTCACATTCCGGGCAGCGCAGCGCCTCATACGGCACCTTTCCGTCCGGCCAGCCCTTATCAGGCGTCCCACCGCGCATCAGGCGCACGTCGCGATCCTGGACGCGGCATGACGGGCAGCAAAGCGGCGGCGCGGCAAAGGATGCACTCACCGCACCCGCATCTCAGCCGCCTTCATAGGCGACAACTTCGATGCACCACGTTCGCCGCGCGCCGCTATCTTCATCCCGTCCGACTTGAGCGACGGCTGCTTACCCATATTGGGCTTACCCCGTTCGGTTCCGGGCTTTTCGCGGGTGGCCTCACGCATCCCGTCACCGCGGCCACCAGCCTTGGTCTCAGGATCGCCAGGGTTCGCGGGCCTCCCCGCCTTGCCGTCTTTATGGCCGCGCATATACGCTTCGTGATGCGGCTTACGGGGTTCTTCCTTCCGCTTCGGCTCTTCGCGACGCATTTCTTTACGATGGGGTTCACGCATGGGGATGGCCTTTCCTTTAGGTGTAACTGAACCGATGGTGACTAACGCCGGAGCCATGAGGCGCCGTTGGAACCGGGTCGAAGCGGCGGGATTTTTGGGACGAAGGTGGGAACGGCATCAACAGTTTTAGATCGCGTCATGGCACCGAATAGCTGCGTCAGACCCCAAACCAATGCGTCAACCCTGTCAGGGCTCCCTTCGCCAGCGTAACCACCCGCCGTCATCTGGCACATCTGCATTTCGAGTTCAGGAAACGTGCCGACATGGCCGATTTTACCTTGAGCGTAAAGCGCGGCGATCGGCTCGGCCCGAACATGCTTGCCACGGGTTGCCGTAACTTCAATAACCGGAAGACCGGGCCTTACCGTGCGAAGTGTGTAGCGACACATATCACCACCTTGATTACGTTCAATCACCACCGCATCTGCGTCCCATTTATCGAATGCTGTCACAGCCGCCTGAGCCCAAATCTCCGGGCCACCCCGGCAACTAAGGTCATCAACGACGTAACCGTGACCATCATCGCCAACGCCAGAAACAATAATCCCATGCTCATCGCTATGCGCCTCATCAGAGACAGCAGGATCGACTGACACAACAATTCGTTTTAGAGAAGGCAATTCAGCCTTTCTGTTCCGGTGGATTACCAAGCGGTCCCATATCGCTCCGATTGCCTTTGGTTCGTAGTCGCCTTCCCAGATGTGCATATAACGATCTGGTTTAGCACGAAGATCATGAAGACGCTCTTCTTCGAGTTCGGCGGGGAACCAGGGGTTATCACGCCAGTTCACTCGGATCGTTTTCGCGCTGGCCGGAGGCACTAATCCTCGGAGCAAGTCATCAACCGGATCAGTCGCCGCGCGGGGGTTCCAGCTAAACCACAATTCTGACCCAGGCATTCGAATTGTCGGCCTGATCATTTCAAGAGAGCGCGCGGACATGGTTTGCGCTTCTTCGCCCCACATGCCGTGGAAACCCTCCAGGGATTTTATGCTTTCGGCGGTATAATCTTGCATCCCCTGATAAAGAATGACGCCGCCGCCAGGGGTAAGAGTGCTGTCGTGCCGGTAACCAAACTGAGAACCTACTTCAAGACCCGAAATTTTATCCTCAATCAAACGCTTCACAGAATCCTTTAGAGACCTTTGAACCTCGCGAACGCAAACCCATCGCGTGCCTGGGCACATAAGACAGCGTTCAACAAGGCTTTCCGCGAAGAAGTGGGATTTGGCCGAGCCTCGCCCACCATGAGCGCCCTTATATCGCGCTGGCTCCAAGAGCGGGAGAAACGCACGGGCGGTCTCAATTCTTCGGATCGACGATGACACGCTCGATCCTTAATGCGATTGCACTGCCATCTTCGCCAGTTAGTTCTTTTGGCAGTATCCCCGCGACTGTCTTTATGTAGCCCATCGGGTCCGCGAGCCGTGCAAGTTGGATCGTAGCGATACCATGCTTCTCAAAATCAGCACACATCGCACTCAGAAATGATTCGGATAACTTGGACCGCGCGCCAGGAGGACGGCCAGGGCTTTTCGGCGCCTGACCAGGTAAAAAGCGTCCAGCTTCCCCTCTGACTACATTTTCATCAGACACGCATTTTCATCCGCTTAAAATTGCGCCATATCAGATATGAAACGCAATCAGGATTGTGCCGTTCCAGGCCGTCGTCCCAGTGTTGGTCAACACGATAACAGTGCTGCCCGTCGCGTTCGTCACGCTGGTCACCGCGAAGCCGCCTCCGGTATTCGTGCCGGAGTGGACCTGAACCTGCGGCGCCGGCGCGCCGGCCACGAGTAGCGAGTTAGTCAGCGTGAAGGTATAGGTGGAACCAGCCGCCGTGGTCAGCGCCTCCGTCGTGATCAGCCCCGCGACCGTATTGAGGGTGGCGGCATGCACGGTGCTGGTCGCGGTATTGGAGACGATCTCGCTGGCTATCGCCGCGATCTGGAATGTGGTGGCCGCGACTGACTGCGGGACCTGACCCGACGCGGTTTCAGTATCCACAGGGATGAGCGCTGAGGCAGTCAGATTGGAATAACTCAGACCCTCCCCGCCACTCAGGGTGCCATTGATGTTGATGGAGTTCGCGGTGACCGTGACACCATTTTGGACCGGAGCGCCGATTGGCGGCAGGCCGTTCGATAACCAACCCGGCATTTAACGTACTCCCCCATGATGTTTATGCGGCTCCAGGTGCCGGTGATCGACCTCTCGAGTCTCTTCCTTGTGGTGGTGTTCGAGATGCTTCGCGCCTTCCTTGAGGTGCTTGTCCCATTCACGTTCTTTCGAACGATGGCCTTCGTGCTTATGCTCGCCGGGTACAGGGTGCTTCATTTCATCTTCCTCGGTTTGAGTACGCGGTCAGCGGCACGATCAATCTCGGCCTCCTGCCGTTTGGTCAGCTTGCCTTTTCGTTCTTCCTCGGAGGCCCGCGCCTTGGCGTTCCGGGCATGATTTGGGTCATTCACGGGGTACGCGCGCTCTTTTGGAAGGCCGAATTTAGAGCCCGGGATACGCTTACGGGCTGCACTGGTAAGCCGTGCCATTCGCAATCTCCTGGGGCATTGATTGACCCACGCGGCGGGTCTATGTTCTCATTTTGTGAGACAAGGCGCAAAATGCAACCCTACCTAGGCATAAGCACATTCCGTAATCATCCGTCAAGCCCTTAATCGGCCTCGGTCGTCAAAATCTTCGCCTGTGAAATCCCCCGCCGAGGGAGTATGATATGCGCCGCGCGGGGGTGCGAAGGTGGGGAACGACAGTCCCGTGGGGGCCATTTCCTTTGGCGGATGATAAAAATCAGCCAATCTGGCCAAGGCATCGCGCACATGCTGAATGGCATCCGTTACCGTCTTCCCGGCCTCTTGCGCCCAATCGGCCACGGGAACGCATTGGATAACCACGCGGTGTAAGCAAGTCACGAATCCTCCGGCGTGAATAAGCGCGGCCTCCAAT